TGATGAGCGTATCCTCCGCCGGCGGGATCAATCGCCAGGTGCACAGCCTCGACGATGTGCAGATCAAAATGGTACCCGCCGCCCGCATGAAGACGAAGTATGACTTTACTACTGGCTGCGTCCCTGCATCCGACGCGAAGCAGATTAACTTTATCCTCCTGCACCCGTCGGCGGTCATCTGCCGGGATAAATACAGCTATATCAAACTGTTTACGCCTGGCACGGATAGCCGTACAGCCGATGGCTACCTCTATCAGAACCGCAACTACGGCGACCTATTCTTGATCGAAAACAAGGTTGCAGGCGTCGCCATGAACGCGGAAGCCGTGGGCGCTTGAAGGAGGGACTAAAATGAAGGCAACAAAGGGAAACAAGGTCTATACGATCGATCAGACGCAGCAGGAACGTTATGTCAAGGAGGGCTTTGACATCCTCGACGACAGCGGAAAACTCGTGCGGCATGGCGCAGGCAAAACCGTGCCTTACGACAAATTCCAGACGGTGGCCAACGAGAACACCGCCCTGAAAAAGCAGCTCAAAACCGCACAGGAGGCCTTGAAAAAGGTAAAAGAGCAGAAGGATTGATGCAAGGATGCGTTATGTTACGATAGATGACTACATGCGTATCTGCCCGGAAGGAGACGCAACGCAGCAAAATTTGGAATCCGCCGAGTATGACATTGATAGCTTGACCTTCAACCGGATTATCGGTCAAGGATTTGATCGACTGGCGGAGCGGCAGAAGGAGCTTGTGACAAGGGCTGTCTGCTTACAGGCGGATTTTTTGCGCGAATATGGCGAGTTGCTCAGCAATCCGCTCTCCTCTTATGCGATCAACGGGGTATCCATGTCGTGGGATAAATCCATGTTGGTACAGCAGGATGGCGTCAGTACCCTGCGCAGCATTTATGCGCTCTTGCAGCAATCGGGGCTCACCTACCGTGGGCTGGATTGGGGGTGACGCGCTTGAAATGGCCGCAGCTCGTGCCGTCGCAGGCCTGCTGCACACCGATCACCGTGCAGCTGCAAACGGGCCTGAATCTCGACGGTACGCCGAAACAAGAGACCGTTTTTGAAGGCAAATGCAATTACTCCGAGAGATCCCGGCAGGTCATGAACGCCGAACGGCAGTTCATCCAGCTCAATGCCTGCGCGTTGATCCCCGGCGATATTGCACCGGGCCGGGATATCGCTGGCGAGGTGGTTATCCGCGGTGCCGGGGCAGAAACCGTCCGGGTGATCTACAGCGCATCCCGCGCGCGGAACCCGGACGGCACGGTAAATTATACGCAACTGGAGTTGGTCTGATGGACGGCATCCGAATCGAACTTGACTATGCAGCGATCGAAAAGTTAGAAAAGGCAGTTCTGCGCGCGGTGGAGGAAACGGTGGATGAATTGAGGTCAGATGTTGTCAAAGAGCAGGTCATGCCTTATGACAGCGGAGACATGCAAAACAACTCTACTTTCGCCGAAACCTTTCGTTCCGATGGCAAAATCGTGTCCCTGCTCACAACAGACGCCCCGCAGGCCCGCCGCCTGTACTATCATCCAGAGTACAACTTCCAGACCGTCAACAACCCCAACGCTGGCGGCCTCTGGTTGGAGCCTTGGCAGCCTGGTGGCAGGCGTGAGACCTTCGCACAGGATAAATTTGCTGAGTTATATAAAGAGGAGGCAAAGCTGTGACCCTGACCCTTGAACAGGTCGCCGGATGGCTGCTCCAGCAGGATGCAGAGCTGGAAGGCCGCGTGACCGTCGGCGCGATCGACGCAAACTATGACCGGTGTGTAGGCGTGTATAACGATAACCGCGCATCCGGCGGCCAGCGCATCTGCATCGGCGGTGAGGCCTACACTCGGTACGCTTACAAATATGTGACACTGCTCGTCCACTGGACGACGAACCCCTCTGCGGCGGAAAAGAAAGCCATAGAGCTGTATGAAAAGCTCTATGGCCTGTCTCATATCGAGATGGGCGGCATACAGGTGGTTTTCGTCGATCCTGGTGCCGCCCCGGTTCCAGTCGGACG